GAAACCAAATGCAGAAGAATTAATTAAAGATTTAAAGGAGAAACTAAATAAAAATGAACCACCTAAGAAATGTTATGAGCCGATTCCTCACGATAAAACTGGAAATTTCAAACTTCCTGTTGGGTGCGTGTACTGTCCTCATAAGTTTGTTTGTCATAGTGATTCTAATGAAGGCAATGGGTTGAGAGTATTTAAATATTCTAATTCTAATGTATTTATGACAACGGTAGTTAATGAACCAAAGGTAGAAGATATAACATCACAATATGAATAGGAAAAAAATAAAAATTTTAAGAAGAAAAGCTAAAGAAATATTAGTTGAGTGGTTAAAGAATCTATTACCAGAGGAGGAACAAAAGAAAGTTAATATAAAAAATATACTTTCTCTAATGCCCTCTCAAACGCATTACATAAATAACTTTCAACTACATTTAAGTGCTTGGTCTTTTAAATGGGTAATGAAAAGATTAAAAAGAAATCCTCACTGGACTTATGATGATGTAAATAAAAGTGCTCAGCCTAGTGAGAGACAATTAAGAAGAGAGAAGATGATTAATGAAGGCCCAATACCGCTCTAAGTTTGAGAAAACAGTTATTGAAAAAATTAAAAGAAAAAAAATAAAGTATAAGTATGAAGAGTATACTATTAAATTTGTTCAACCAGCTATAGATAGAACTTATTTACCAGACTTATACTTTCCAAAGACTGATATTTTTGTAGAGTTAAAAGGAGTCTTAACTTTAGATGATAGAAAAAAACATTTATGGATACAACAACAAACTGATTATGATGTTCGTTTTTGTTTTATGAATGCAAATAATAAAATAAGAAAGGGTTCAAAGACTAAGTATAGCGATTGGTGTGAAGCTAATGATTTTATTTGGTGTGAAAAAGAAGTGCCTTTAGATTGGATGAAATAAAATGTCAACAAAAATATCAAAAGATAAAGCATATATAATATTAACTCCGAACACTCCAGGAAAAGGAGATGTTGGTTTTGAATTAATAAACTATACCGAAGACCCAGGAGTTGATACTATATCTCACGGCATAAAGTGGTTAGTTACACGAAACACAGAGCTTTTATATTATATAGGAGCAAGAGAAATGGAAATGGAAGTATTAAGTTTATTAGCACAAGGAAAGGTAAAAAAAAATAATGACCCAAGTTTACACTGATGATAAAATTATAGAGATAGTAGATAAAGTAAGAGATATTGTTTCTATAGATAGAGAAAATACACACGGAAATAAAAAAATCAATCACGATAATATTGCAAAGATGTGGTCAGCATATCTTGACATAAAAGTAAATGGTCTTGATGTTGCACTAATGATGGTATTATTAAAGACAGCAAGAACAAAAGCAGGGTGTCATAACCCAGATGATTATATAGATATGGCAGGATATAGTGTCATAGCAGGAGAATTAGCGGAAGGAGAAAATAATAATGACTAATAATAATTATCTACCTACTACATACCAACAATTTATTCACGCATCTAGGTATGCAAGATTTATAGATGCAGAAAAAAGAAGAGAGAGTTGGGATGAAACTGTAAGTAGATACTTTAATTTTATGGAGGAACATTTAAAAGAAACTCAAAAATATGTGTTGCCTAAAGAATTGAGAAAAGAATTAGAAGAACAAGTATTAAGTTTGGGAATTATGCCATCAATGAGGTCATTAATGACGGCAGGTAATGCTTTAAAAAGAGACCATACTGCAGGATATAACTGTAGTTATCTTCCTATTAATGATGTAAGAAGTTTTGATGAAGTTATGTATATTCTTATGTGTGGAACTGGTGTGGGTTTTTCTGTTGAAAGAGATTATGTAGAAGAGTTGCCAACCATAGCTGAAGAATTTGAAGATAGTGATACTGTTGTCGTAGTACAAGATAGTAGAACTGGTTGGGCAAAAGCTTTAAGAGAATTACTTGCTATGCTTTATAGTGGTCAAGTACCAAAGATAGATGTAACAAGAATAAGACCAGCAGGTGCAAGACTTAAAACATTTGGTGGCCGTGCTAGTGGGCCTCAACCTCTTGTAGATTTATTTGACTTTGCAATTACAACATTTAAAAATGCTGCTGGTAGAAAGCTTGATGCTCTTGAGTGTCATGATTTAGTTTGTAAGATAGGAGAAGTTGTAGTTGTAGGTGGTGTTCGTAGGTCAGCTTTAATATCACTTAGTAATATACAAGATGATAGACTTCGTAATGCTAAGAGTGGACAATGGTGGTTAACTGACCCACAAAGAGCATTATCAAATAACTCTGCTTGTTATTCTCGTACACCAGACATGGCTTTGTTTATGTCTGAATGGAAATCTCTTTATGATAGTAAGTCTGGAGAGAGAGGTATCTTTAACAGACAAGCCGCCAAAGATAAAGCATCAGAGAATGGTCGTCGTGATATTGAACATGAGTTTGGAACTAACCCTTGTTCAGAAATTATACTTAGACCTTATCAGTTTTGTAATTTAACTGAGGTAGTTGTTCGTGCTTCTGATACAGAGAAATCTTTAAGAGAGAAAGTTAGATTGGCAACAATACTTGGAACATTCCAATCAACTCTTACTGATTTTAAATACATTAGAAAGATATGGAAACAAAATACGGAAGATGAGAGATTACTTGGTGTATCATTGACTGGTATTATGGATTCAACTTTAACAAATAATCCACAAAAGAATTTTCTTTCTGGATTAAAACAAGTATCTATTGATACTAATAAGGAATTTGCTAAGAGACTAAAGATACCTCAGTCCACAGCTATTACTTGTGTAAAACCTAGCGGAACGGTAAGTCAGTTAGTTGATAGTGCTTCTGGAATTCATACAAGACACAGCCCTTATTATATTAGAACTGTTCGGTGTGATAAGAAAGACCCTCTTACACAGTTAATGGTGGATGAAGGAATACCTAATGAACCTGATATAACTAAACCAGATTCTGTTACAGTATTTTCTTTTCCTACTGCTTCTCCAAAGAATTCTATTACTAGACATTCAATGGGAGCTATAGAACAATTAAAAATGTGGAAAAAATATCAAGATGAATGGTGTGAACACAAACCTTCTTGTACAGTAAGTGTAAAGGAAGAGGAGTGGATGTCTGTTGGAGCTTGGGTATATGAAAACTTTGATAAAATATCTGGTATAAGTTTTCTTCCATATACAGACCATGTATATAAACAAGCACCTTACCAAGATATAACAAAAGAAGAATATCTTGAATTGAAAAATAAAATGCCAACTACTATAGACTTTTCTTTATTGAAAAATTATGAGTTTGAAGATAATACTACAGGTTCACAAGAACTCGCTTGTACTGGGGGAGTATGTGAATTGGTTGATGTATCTGCTCCTCAAGAGGATTAATAATGAAAAGAAAAAAGAAAATTAATGAAGGAGTGGTTGCTAGTTATAGTGTTCTAGTAAATACTAAAGGAGAATTAATATCAGAAGTATCAACTCTTCCAGAAGATGAAGCCGATATATTGAATGAAACTTTTAAAAGAAGTGAAGAAGAGAAACATTTTTATATTGGTTTAGTTAAAGAATTAAAAATAAAATTTCAAGAAGTTGAGAAGTGGATACAAAAATATATTAATTCTATTAATTAGTAATGATTTATTTTTTGTACGGTACATTAAAGAAAGACCATAGACTACATTTTATTGTAGAACAGTCAGATTTTTTAGGGGAAGTTGAAACTGTAGATAACAGTTTTGATATTAAAGATTTTTCTTATGGTGCTTTTCCTATAGTATATAGAAAAGAAAAGGAAGGATTTAAAATTAAAGGAGAGGCTTATAGATTAAACAAAGATGCAGAAGAAACTGTACATCGTTTAGAAATAGGAGCTGGTTATGTTCCTTCTGAAATAAAAGTAGATTTAGATTTAATAGAAAAATGTGTTATCTTTCTTTATCCAAAAGAACCAACAATGAATGTATCGAATGATTTTATATCTATAAAAAATAATGTAAAAGAATGGACTAACTTATATTAGACTTCATCCAGATTTACATATCTATTTTCACAGAAAAAAGAGAATGTAGTTAACTCTTCCCCCTCTTTAAAACGATGTGATTCATAAACACCATCCACTAAATGAACCATATTCCAATGAACATAATTTAAACATTCTGTTTTTGTCTCAAAAGACTTTGTAAGATAGTCAGTGTATACTGGGTTTTGTGGGTCAGCATACACTAACATAGCTGTTATTAACCAAATCATTTTTTCTGATTGTTCTTAAATATATCCACGCCCTTGAGTCCGTATATACTACCCACGACGCCAACAAATAGCATCTGGTACCACATTGGGAGTTGCCCAAACTGAACAAAGAATACATCTATCTTTTCTTTAATCATTGGGTCATCACTAAAGACACTCCATATTAAAAGTAAAATGGGAAGCGAAATTAAAATAAGAACAAATTCGTCTTTCCATCCATTGTCTTGTGATTTCCTGACAACTTGTTGATATTCAATCTCACCATTAGCCATCTTCTGTGCATGAACCATAGCTGCATCAGACTCAAGCATTTTACGCTTTTGTCTGTTCTTCATTATATGAGTACCAGCACCGACTGCTAGTTTCAGTACATCTAAAATCATTTAAACACCTACAATAAGAGCAATGATAATTACTACACCAACGGCAATAGCAATCTTCCATTTCTTTTCTAGGTCTATAAACCAATCTTTTATTTGTATTAGTTTGTCTATAA